CAGCGCGGGATGCTCGGCCGCGAGCGTCTCGCGCGTCATGGCCTTCGGTTGGTCTGACATGACATTTCCTTTCATGGGTGGGGGTGCAGGGGCGACGGCAACCGCCGTAGGGATTGCGTCCTCTGCTGCAGCACCGGCAGCCGCGGAGCGCCTGCCCGCGGCGCCCTTGAAACGCGCCTTGCTGCGCGTCATGAAGGCCCGCGGGTTGGCAGCCATGCGCTCGACGATCTGGTCCACCGTGGCGACACCGTCCACGAGGCCGGCATCGATTGCCTGCTGCCCGATGAACACACGGCCGTCAGCCATGTGCTGCTCTACGTCCTCAGGCGAGACGCCGCGATGCTGCGCGACGCTGTCGATGAAGACTGCATAGATCTGGTCGACCTGCTGCTGCAGGTACTGCGCGCCCTCCGCGCTCAGAGGCGCATTCGACGTAGCGATCCGCTTGTACTTGCCCGCCGTGATCTCGGTCGAGCGGCTGTTGGGCTGATAGTCATGCGTCGCGACGACGCCGATCGATCCGACCTGCGCCGTCAGCTCGGCGATGTAGACCTGCGTCGCGGCGCTGCCGATCCAGTACCCGGCCGACGCCATCTGGCCCTCGGCCACCGCCACGATGGGCTTCTCCGCGCTGTACGCGAGGATCGCCGACGCGACGGACGGCGGACCCTGGACGCTGCCGCCAGGCGAATCGATGCTCAGCACGAGCCCGCTGACGCGCGAGTCGGCCATGGCCGAGTCGATCTGCTGCTGGAACAGCTGCGCGGATGTCCCGCCGCTGATCCGCGTGAACAGATTCGCCTTCGGGACGATGACGCCCTGCAGCGCGAGCACCGCCACCCCGCCCTGCCGGATTTGATACTCCTGCTGATCGTTGGCCAGCGGACGCCCGAGGCGGGCCTCGATAGCCTCGATGTCGATCTTGTCGCCGCGCAGATGCGTCGCGTAGATCTCCTGAATCTCGCGCAGCTTCGCCGGCTCGATCGCCCAGGGCGATGTCAGGATGTCGATGACTCTCATGATCTAGACCTCGGCTAGGCCGGCGGGCGCCGGCTCGGGGGCGGGCGCCGGCGCGGCATCGTCGGCGACGGGCGCGGCGACAGCGGCGCCGGCCTTCGGTACCGGCAGCAGATCGGCCGCGGCGAGCATGTCGTTCTCGGTCTTCTTCGCCGGGAACGTCTCGTACCAGTCGCTGCCGAACATTTCCCACTCGGCGCGCTCGCGCGTCATCAGCCGCGCGTCGACGGCTGCGGTATAGGCGGCGACCTCGTCCTTCGGGTTGATCGATCCCATCGAATCGCCATGCCATGAAGCGCGGCTGTAGGCCCAGCGCATGAGCGGGTCGGCGAAGAAGCCCGGGGCGCTGATGCGGCCGAGGATGACGGCCTCGGCCAGCCAGGTCTCATAGATCGGCTGGCAGAAGCTGCGGGCGAGCCACGAGCGCTGCGATCGAAACCACATCCAGGCATCGAGCAGCGCCGCCTTCGACGCCGAATAGCTCGCGTTGAACCGCTTGATCAGCAGCTCATACGGGACGCCCAGGCCGACGCCGATCTGCTGAATGACGGCCTGCACGAAGGGATCGAAGGACGTATTCGGCCGCGAGGGGTCGGCGAACGACACCTTCTCGCCCTTGGCCAGCGACAGCACGGTCGCCGGCGCCATCTCCAGCTCGCCATCGGGCGGAACCTCGGATTCCTGCATGCCGTAGACGGGGGCCGCGCTGGCGTTTTCCGTCTCGACGAAGACCGTGAAGAACGCCGAGACGACAGCGGCCTGAATCTCGGCCTCGGTGTAGCGGTCCAGCTGCTTCAGCGTCGCGATGACGGGCGCGAGATACGGGATACCGCGTGGCTGCTCGGGCCGCAGCTGGCGGAAGTGATGCAGGATGCGGCGCCGGCCCGATGGCCCGGTGCGGGCCATCCATGTCCCCGTGTATCGCCCCTTGCCCTCCGTCGTGAAAATCGCGCCCGGGTGGGTGTCGTAGACGAAGTACCGCTTGACGCCGCCGGCCTGGCCGCGATCGATGCCGCCGGCGATCGTCGCCGTATTGCTGGCGTTGTTCGGATTGCCGACGCGGTCCGCCTCGATCGTCTGCAGGCGCAGCGAGTAAGGCTGCTCCGGCGTCGGGTCGCCATCCGGCAGGATCGTGAAGCAGTCGCCCGACTCGAGTGCGCTGCGCAGGGTCAGCGCCTGCTTGTCATAGAAGTTCTGCTCGGCCTCCCAGTCGCAGGCCGTCGAGTCGGCCCATAGCGAGAACTCCATTTGAACGACGCGCTTCCATTCGAGCATCTGCTCCTGCGTCCAGCCGAGTATCGAGCGCTCGGGCTGAGCCACCAGCGCGACGCCGGTGCCGACGACGCGATCGACGTTCGTCCCGATCGCGCCGCCGGCGATCGGGTTGGTCCGTACCAGCTCGCGGACCTGGCCGCGCTGCATCGTCAGCGCATACAGCGCATCGCCAGCGGCATCGCGGCTGCCGGGGCGCCACCAGCGCAGCAGCGACGAGCCGCCGCCGGCGACAGGCTCCAGGCCCATCCCATCGCCGGCGAAGGCGCTGAAGGTCTGCTGGGCGACCTGCAGCTGCGCCCTCGCCCTCATCCTCGCCGCCGCCCTGACGGGGTCTATAGCGGCTACCGCGCGATCGATCAGGCTGAGCTTCATGGCCGACCCGATCAGCGGATGCGGTACCGGCGGCGCGGCATCGACTGCGCTGCGATCTGCCGGTCCAGATCGGCGATCGTCGCTCGCACCACGTCCAGATCAGCGCGGCGCATCAGGCGATTGATCATCCCGTCGCTGATGCGGTACTCCTGCCCCTGCAGGATCGCGGCCTCGGCTGCTACGTACGCCGCGCGGCGCGCCTGTAGGTCTACAAGAAGCGCCATCTGCTACCTACCCCCCGGGCTGCCCGGCGTATTGCGCCAGGGCCGCGTCCAGGGCTGCGGAATAGCCCTCGGCCGCGCGCTCGGCGACGTAGAAGAAATCGAAGCGCGCCTCGTATGAGGCGTTGTCGACGAACCGCAGGATTGCCCGCGGCGCAGCGCGGCCGAGCGCGAAATCCCGGCGCTGATAGATGCCCGCCTCCAGCCGTCCGCGGCGGTACGGCACGGCGAAGTACTGCCCGCCGGCGCGCCGGTAGGCCGCGGCGATCTTTCGGTCGACAGCCTTCGAGCCGTCGCGGTACGGCAGATTGCGCGTCGAGCCGGCCAGCGTCCCCGTGCGCAGCTGCGACAGGATCTGAATGATCTGCCCGCGGCTGATGTTTCCGTAGGCGTCCAGGCGCGCGAAGCGGCCCGGTACCGCGAAGGTGAAGGGCGGCATGGCGCCGGCCTTTTGCAGCGCGATCTCGAAGCGTTTCAGGCGCCGGCGCCCGCCCTCGATCTGCGCCGCGAGGTACGTCGACGGGGCCACGCTACCCGCCGGCGAATTCAGATCGTCCTTCAGCCCAACGACGGCCTCAGGATTCTTCAGCGTGGCCGGCCTGACGTACACGCTGTTCCGCGTGAATGGCGTCGGCCGATCGAACACGTCATCGATTTCGCGCCGCTCGGCGTCGCGCATCGCCTGAGCGGTCCTCGTCAGCGCGACCACCTGGGCGAAGGCGGCCTGTCGGCCCACGGATCGGATGTCCCGGGCCATCTGGCGAAGCTCTGACGTGACGGTGATCTGCATTCGCGCGGACAAAAAAAAGGGCGCCCGATGTCGAGAACGACAGCAGGGCCCTGCGCCCCGAGGGGCGAGCGATCCGTAAGAGCCAACGAGCTAGGAACAATCCCGGCGCGGCCCTGATCAACGATCCTGACTGCCCCGAGAGCCGCGATTTAAGACCGGGCGATGACAGCCTGCAATCGAAAAGGTGCCACCAAAAATCGGGTGGCAATTTCCCGTTTGACAGCCGCGCGGACATTGCCTACGCGCGCGTAGTTCTTGGCACCCGCCGCTCGCACTAGCCCATTTCGGGCTATATACTGATGGCATGGGCAGCGCATAGGGCGCCGCCCGGTAGCCCGAAAGGATGAATTTTTATGTCGCAGCCCCCCTTCCCGCCGCTCGAAATCGAGCATCTGCACGCGCAGATCAGCAAGCTGATCGCCGAGTCGACGAAGCTCAACGCTGAAAGCGGGAAGCTCGAAGCCGAGCGCTCGAAGTTCCTGCGCGAGGCCAGGTATGCGCCGCTGGTTGCCATCGCAGCCTTCGTCGGCGGCGGCGCAGCCTTCATCGGCGCCGCAGCCGCCATCGGCAAGCTGTTCTTCGGACCCTGATCGATGCCCGCATATCAGCCCCCCTCGATGGCTGACATGCGCGACCTGAAGGCCCGACTCGGGCTGACAGGTCGCCAGATGGCCGAGCTGTTCTTCCTGGCCAGCGACACGCAATGGCGCAAGTACACCGGCGGCGCCGAGGCGCGCGAGATGAGCCTGCCGCAGCTGTTCCTCGCTGCCGCGCGCATCGAGCTGACGGACATGCAGCTGGAGGCGATCATGCAGCGCATGCGCGCATGGGGGGCCTGCGTGGACCTCACGCCCGACGGGACGCCGGGCTGCCTGGACATCGCGGCTGCGAAGGCCACTGCCGAGGCGGACGACGAGCGCGGCATGGCCTGGTGGAACGGCATGACCGAGCCCCAGCGCCTCGCAGCGCTCAGGGCCGCGCAGAGCGCCTGCCCGGCCGGGACCATGCCTGTCTCAGTCGCAGCGACATGGCGGTATTTCGGCCGGAAGGCGCCAGCGACTACCGTTTAGGGTACGAATTCGCGATTTCGCTCATGTAGGAATTCGCGAATTGGCCGATGCTGGCGGCGAGGGGCGGCGCATCGCAGCCCCCATAGCCACCCCTACCCTCATGCCCTTCCGTCCAGCCCGTCGCGCCGCTGCTGCCGTCGCCCTCGCCCTGATCGCCGCCGGCGCGCATGCCGCCGGCGCCGCCGAGCTGATAGCCCAGTATCAACGCAACCTTCCCGGCGAGCTGCATCGGAGCGTCGTCGATTCGTTGAAGGACGGCCCGTCCGCGCGATTCCGGGGCCAGTTCCTGAGCGAAAACGACCCCGACGACTCTCCCCTGGTGACCTCGCTCTGCGGCGAGGTCAACGCCAAGAATTCATACGGAGCCTACGCGGGCTTTCATCGCTTCGTCGCGACATCGTCAGGCCTGATCATCTTCGAGCACGGGGATGAGGCAGCTTTCCGCAACATCTGGCCGGTCTGGTGCGTGCGCCCGCTGCCGACTCAGCTAGGGCGTCGCTGACGGCTTACGCCCGCCAGGTCCGCGGGCTACGAAAAGCGTTTTAACTGGCGCCCCGCTCATCCCCGAGTCGTTGCGCGCGCGGATCACCGTCGGCCATTTCCACGCGCGCGCTTCTTTCGCTGGCCACTGATAGGGCTCGAACCGCAGCGCGGAGAGCTCCCCCGCGAACAGCTGCAGCAGCGCCCGCTCTAGCGTCGTCGGAGGCGTCGGAGGGGCATCGTCGACTGCCGTCGGATACGGGAAAAGCAGCGCTGGCCCTGGCCATTTCCAGTTGTTCATGTAAAGCATCCTTGTAGGTACGAATTCGCGAATTCGCGCTTGGACGAATTAGCGATTTTTCTCACCAGTCGCTAGGGCCATTTCTCTCAGAACGCTCAGTTCCAGGCGCATGCCGAGCGAGTGCAGCGCCTCGGCGATCGTGTCGATCTTAGTCGGATGGTGCAAGTCAGTGAGACGGTTGACTTCCTGTGGCTTTACATGCATGCGGCGAGCGAGATCCGCGTTGCGCGTTCCTTGG